GTGCGCCTAGATAGACTTCTTCAACAGCAACCAAGAAACCGTCAGAATAGTGTTGAGGTAAGTGGGAGTCGTTGTAGACGTTACTAGGGACTGCTGATGCACCGTCTTGATTGTGGCACCATAACATACCTTTTGCGATCGTTGTTCTATCATCTAAACTTACCAATCCAGTGTTAGATTGAGTAGTTAATTGCCAAACAGCCTCGCCAGAGGCTCCAGCGTCCATAAATGGGGCACCGTTTGGAATAGCGCCGGTAGGGGATTGGCACCATTCGCCTTCAATCGCTCTAATCTTAAGGATTGACTTTCCTAGTGCATTCACATAGGAAGATAGATCTACTGCGGTTTGGACAAAGGTGCCGGAATCGTCAGGGGTTACTGTTGCTCTAATAAAAAAGGACTCATTTTTAGCCATACCCTTTCATGATAGGAGGAAGTATATAGTAATTGACCAACACTCGTCGCTATACGCCTATGCTTTGCGCTAGGGATTTTCTACTGAAATCGCGACACCTAGCGGCAAAACTAGGTTAAAACTTTCTTTAATCAATTAATTATATAAGTAATACAGCCGTAGGACTTTCATGCCTGACGCAAAAGAGTGGGAAAAAGCAAGCCTGAATTTAGTAAAAACAAGAAATTGGTTGTATAAATATCATGATGAGGTCGAACAAGACCATGAAATCAACGAAGATATCATGATTATTCGTTATATGCTTAACAATTGTGTAGAAATTATGGATAGATTGGCAAAATGGGATGACAAAGGCTGGTTTAAATCTGAATTTGGTGATGAATAATGCGACTTCCAATGCATACAGTTGATTTTATTCCAAACAAATGCCATGAATGCGGTGTTGACGAGCCGGCATACGATTGTTTAGTTTGTGAATGGTTCTGTACTAATTGTGAAGTTAGATTGACAGGTGAAGAACCATGAAGAAACTAGGCCGCCCACGCAAAGCACACGCACTTAGAAAGGAGAATATCTCAGTTAATCTTCCAAAATCCCTAGTTAGTCAGATAGAATCTAAACTTTCTTACAACGGATCACGAAGTAAATGGATTCAAACAGCAATCGAATCAAGATTAGGAGACTTAGGAACATTGGACAATATAGAGTTAGATGTAATTGTGTTTCATCTGTATGACAAACTTGTACGTAAAGACCATAGAAGAACTCTAAAAAGCCTGTACATAGAAGGAATTACACAAGAGTTGCCAATTGAGGAAACTGCAACAGAACAATAAGATATAACAATCTTTCACACCAAACGATTCGCTCGTTCTGTTGTTTGTCTATTGGTGCTATTGCTTCAAGTCCTTGAGACATTTCTTAATCTCCTTAAGTTCTTTTAGAATCTTAGCCAAGACTACTACTGCCGCCATTATTGTATCCCTCTAGCGTTTTGTGATCGCTCATTTAGAATTAATAAAATTTCTTCGTCGTCGTTAACTTCGTATTCATCCATTTCAATATAGTAACTTACTTGAAAGGATGTATCGGAATCGGCATTAGTATACCAACCAATTGCAACCGATTGTGTTACCATGGCATCGCCTTTGATAACATATTGATTTTGATAATTTAGCATAGATCCATTTGTTATGCCATCACCTTTGTTATATGGTTGTCCAACTATGCCAATATTTCTATTCTCGATCGCTAAATCCCTGGTGTAACCTAATGCCGCTTCTGCTTGAACATCAGTCATTCGCAAAAGTTCTCTTCTGGAGTAAGAATATAATCCATAACCACTTGCAAAAGTTCTTGCTGGATTGGTAACATTAGGATATGTTGATGCAAAAGTTATTTTGTACGCATATCCTTTTCTTTCATCTACCAAAATATTTTGAAATGCGCCAACATTGGTTCCGCCAGTTGCATATATTTTCTCCGCAGTATCTTCTCTTACTATACCAGACAAGTATACCCTACGACCAGTTTTCTTCATTTTCTCGCCATCCTATGTGCGGCCTTTACTGCTTTAGCAAATCCGCCTTTTTTCCAGCCACCGGACTTTTTCATATATTGTCCTTTGACTTTTTTGAATGCTTTAGAATATGCAGTGTTGCCTTTTTTTACTGTTTTCTTCAGCTGGCTTTTTGCCTTTTTTGTAGTTTTAACTACATCTTTTACTGCTGATCGTGTTTGTCGAGCGGCTTCTAATAATTCGAGATACTCCTCGACGCTCATTGATACATTAGGCAAGTAACTCACCTTACTGTTGAGATAGTGCCAATGCCATTGCCGCTGATGTAGTTAGGGTCATTACTTCGCATTCTAAGACTATGTTAAAGGTCAAGTTTGATGTTGCTGCCCAGTTAGTACCGCCAAGTGCGCCTAGATAGACTTCTTCAACAGCAACCAAGAAACCGTCAGAATAGTGTTGAGGTAAGTGGGAGTCGTTGTAGACGTTACTAGGGACTGCTGATGCACCGTCTTGATTGTGGCACCATA